TCGGTGTTTCACATAAAAACTTTAACATTTTAGCCCATTTATGACCAGCTTTAAAATCACCACGTACATAAAACTCAACCCTAACATTTTTAAGTTTATTAAATTCTTTCAATACTCGCTTAGTTATAGCGAACATATGTTTACCACTATTGTCAGACATTAACGTCCACGCTTCTAATCTATTCTTACCAGTCCGCATTAACCCAGCGCAACAAACAACATAACCATTATTATCAATGCTTGTGTAAGCTATATGAGAACCTAATAATTCAGCATAACTTTCATCTAAATATTTGTTTATATACCCCTCATACTCATAAACTACGAGATTTTTGAGATGAACAGGCAAGAATGGTACAATGTAAATAACTACCCCCTATCAGACGTTATAACCTGCGGCATTATAGCTAAAATCGTTATAGGAAACACCCCTTCATCTCCCACATAAATATACCCATCTGTGTCATAATGAAATCCGCCAGTGGTTAACGGAGTGTCGCCAGTGTATAACGAAATATCCTCATTATAACTCTGAGCCTGTTCAAAATCTAACGGAGTATAATCTATCCCATCAGGACTGAATGACAACCCTAAAGAGTTTAATAAACGAACTATAACGCCTTGAATTTTTTTATTCTTACCTTGAGACACGCCATCACGACTTCCTGCCTCAACTCTTTGTGTTTTAATATACCAAGGACAGGCTAAACCTACATTTATATAACTCCCTTCCTTGGAATTTAATAATGTCACAGAACCACCTGAAACTACTAAATCAGGGTGGGATTTACCATCAATTAAGAGCTTTACAGTCTCGCCTTCTAAATGGTCTAACCCGCTAACTGTGTTGGTGCTAACGCCATCGTAAACTATACCACTATCAACATGAAACGCATATTTTTTATCTAATGTCCCATCAAATGTTTGCGTTAAATATTCTAGATACTGGACTGTATAACCATTTATTGTACGCTCAACAATCACCGTCAACTGGTCAGAGTCATAGTTTTTGTCAGGTGCTACAGAAATAGCCTTAACTTTAACGTCTTTACCGCCAAGGATATGCCTATGCGCCCCATAGATCTTATGGTCAGGATAATACGTTATGCCGAATAAGCTACCATCACTACATATAACCCAAATAGTATTTAACGGCTCTTTCTGTAAAGTAATATCAACAATACCGCTAGAGGTTAAGTGCCCAAAAAATAAACTTCTATCTTCTGGCTTAAGTCTATCTATATTAAAATTATAAACAACATCAAACAATCTTCGGCGCGACCTTTGGATAAATAGTGTATTAACCTCAGCCGTTAAACTTTGCATATACGCGCTACCAGTTGACGATATTTGATTCACTTTAACGCTATCAGGAGTTAGAACAGCAGATGATGATGTTGATGATATTAACCAATCAGCTCCAGAAGTCCCAACAATCAATCCCTTGTCATCTTGATTAGCCCAACATATCTCGTTAACTTCTTTTGATTTTAGAGTGCCTGAGATTGACGCATCTGCCGTGACTAAACCGTCTTTATCACTAGGAGAAAACCTTAATTCATCGCCTGTATAACCACCGGTTATAGTTAACGCCCACCTGTCACTGTAAGTTAAACTCCACCCTAAAAATATCCTGTCTTGTATTAAAGATATAACTCGTGGATAACCTGTAGTTTCTGACCATATAGATAAACGCCATCTAGTATCAGCGGCACTTGAACTAGGATTATCTCCCTTTATATCAGCGGTAACTTGTGTGCTACTAATAAATGCAGTTATTTTTAACCAAGTCCAGTTATTAGCACCATCACGCCATCTAATCAATCTTCCTACATCTGTAGAGATAAATCCATTATCAGAGTTTATTCCGTTAACTGAACTAGCTGTTACTGTAACTGAACCTGTAGTAGCTGATAATGATAATGTTGTCGTTGTTAGATTTTCTGGTAAATAAGCTCCGTCATTAAATGAAACTTCTGATAACGTCCAATTATTAGCACTAAACCTCACTAAAGCCCTTGGAGCGTATTCGCCATGAGCAATATAAACTACATCTCCAACTTGCAATGTTTGGAATTTTTTTAAACCATCGTCATCAATTAAATCATCACTAGCATACGGGCTAACCACCTCATAAATAGATCCGCCAGACATAACATATTCGTTATCTTTAATGAATCGTATATACTTATCACCTAATTCAATCTGAAAAACCCCACCAGAACCGCCAAAATCAAACGGCACAAGGGTTGTTTTCTTATTGCTGTACTTTACCTCACTAATAAATTTACTGCCACCACGGCGCGTTACAGCACCTTGCTTGAGGATTATCATATTTTCTAATTTAGATAAACTATTGGGATAAGAAGCTAAATTTATATGACCATCTAGTAAAGGTGAAAATTCACCAGCGGTGAATGAAAACTGCATAGGAGATTCTCTAACCATACTTAACCTCTCGCTACAATCCAACTACTCTCTAATAAAGTATCGGGTTCTTCCTGAATAGACTCCACAACATACGCCTTAGATATAGTGTCGTAAAACTCTCGCGTAAGTATCTGCTTCTTCGTGTTAGAGCTAGATATTTTTTCACATGCCTCAACAGCTAATTTACAAGCAAACGCCTCTGCGAATAACGTACTAAAATCACCGGCATTTTCAATTCTTTTAATATATTTTATATATAATGGCGAACCTGCGTCAGTGTGTAAATATTTACCTAATAACGAATAATTAGGATTACCCCTTATTTCTATAAGCCTTAAAAAATCAGTAGGGAGTAAGTATTTTGAGCCATAACCCCAATCGGGAGAACTGGCGTCTACTGCTATTTTAGCTAATTCTTTTGCAAATACCCAAGGAAAATAACTGAGCAATTCATCTCTAACAGAATCATAAATATCATTTAAAATTATTGCACGTGGGGAATTATCTGTTTCGATATTAGAAACCCTCAAGTCACCTAATTTTAATAACGCTCTGTTAGCAATATCAGTCTTTGAGGGCATATCTCACCTTAAGTTAAGACATGCAGGGGAGAGAAGGGCATCACCCCCTGCATGTATATTAAATACTCAGATTTACTCTGAATATACAATCTCTAAAGAAACTGTACCTGTGGCGGTTGTTCCTGTAGTAACAGTAATACCAACATATAAATCAGAATATGCAGGGCGTTTAGTTAAACCCGCCAACTGCCAAGCTGTATCAGTAATTGTACTAATATTAGCCTTTTCAAATCTCATTTCAGTCATTGGTACTGCCGCAGAATTAACGTCAACATCATCAGCAAACGCATCTGCCTTAACTACCTTGTAATCACCGTCATTGCCTTTAGTGAATAAGCCTAGTGATACTACACCAGCAGTACCAAGATCGTCACAACCAAACTTTAACGATTTTACAATAGCCTCAACAGGCAAACGAAATACCATAACTGTATCGTCATCTGATGTTGCTGCTAACTCAAACGTATCAACCGCGCCTTTGTTATAACCACCATGTAAACGTGCATCAACCGCTACCGCTGGTTTAGCATCAAACTTAGTGATATTTTTTCCTAAATAATTAGTCATAATCTATTTCTCCTTATGCTTCATCGCATTTAATTTCAAAGCAACCTTGCTCATTAAGACGAGTATAACCTTCTTTACCTATAACCTCGATATAATCAGGGTTATTTTGGATATTAGGCAACTTACGTATAGTAGGAACAGCTTCTTTCCAAACGGCTCTACCCATAGCACTATCAACCCAAACAGGGTTACGGCGATAACCATTAGCATCTGTTTCAAGTAAATTACTTATGATAAAGTTAATACCTAAAAAATTACCAATATTATCATCAGCTAATGCAGTACGGTTATAATCCCCAGAACTAACAAGCTCTTGCGCTAACAATTCATCATATTGATGCGGAGATACAGCTACGTTAAGACGATACATTTCAAAATCAATGTTATTTTCACGTCCCATTTTCTTAACTTCACGAAGCTTCTCAACATTCATACCAGTAGCACTACCCCCACCGCCTGTCGTAACACCAACTACATTGTTAGTGTCAAAAGACGTAGTAGTATCACCAGTTTCGCCTGTTTTCGCATCACCAAAAAACGCTTTCAAAAACTTAGCGTCACGTTCACGGTTAACAGCAGAAACAGCCGAAGTAACATAAACCCCTTGAGGTCTAATATTAGTTTCAAGTAACTGAATATCATTAACTGTAGTTCCCCAAACAATATCCTCAGAATAAACCCAACGCGAATCGTGACCAATCTCAGCGTTCATTACAGGTTGATTTAAAGTATAGTTAGTTGATACGCTTGTTTCTCCAACTTGAGATAACATTCTTACCGCCTTACCCTCAACACCACGTTCTTCACGTGCATTTAGGGCAAGCTTTGCTTTTTTTTGTTGGAACAGTAATTCAATATTAGATGAATAGTCCTGTATCCGTAGATCATTTAAATTTGCCATTATAGACTCCTTAAATTAAGTTTAAAATTATGAGCGTTTTAACACTCAACTAAATTTTCGGGTTGGCTTGTCCTACGCGGGGCTACTCCTTCTAATGTTTAACATCTTTAGCAAGATGGTGGCGTTAGGGGACTTCTCCTTATCTAACCATAATACTGTAACAAACTTTTTACTCGCCAGCAATGATTTTATTTAATCGCTTAATTTTATCCAAATCATTACCTTGGTTGCGGTTAAATAAATCTAATCGACTCGGATCTGACGAAATATCATTCATCAACTTTTTACGGTCATCTAACGCCTGTTCCTTCGTGTAACCAAAAGGTCTATCGCCAGTCGAATCCGGAAGCTTATCCTCACCAAATTTCATACCCGCGCTACTAAACATTTCTATCATCAACTTCGTGCCAACAGCATCTTCGATACTAGACAATACGCTTTTTTTATCTGCACCTTTTGGCAAATTCGCCGTTACAAATCTTCGCGCTAATTCTCTACGTTCTTCATACGCATCACCATACTCAGTCTTTAAATCTGCTAATTCTGCTTCTGATTTCTGCTTCTGCTCTAACTGATAATTTTCCAACTCTTTAGCCTGAAACTCAGCGTCCCACTGCACTAACTTAGTAAACGCATCGGCTGGTATACCAGCTTCAAACGCTTTTTCCCTAAACCCATTCAAACGCGCTTCATCAACATTAAAATCATCAGGCAACTCAACCTCATAACCTTCTGGTTTTTCTGGCCGACCTAGCTTCTGCCATATCTCGTCCATAGGCTCACCGTCTTTAGGCAACTTCAATAGCTGTTCTTCTGGAACTCCCCTAAACTTCTCTAACTCCTGATACGCCTTAATCGCACCAAGAGGGTTTTCGTCCCATTTCTTGTTTTGAATAAATCCTATCGTTTCCTCATCTGCACCATCATACCAAGGCTTAACATCAGCACTTCCCGCATCAACCTCTGTATTATCAGCCTGATTCACATCACCTGTTTCGTCTGCATTATCAATATTCTCAGTCATTATTTACCCTTTCTCTAAATTTAAAATTCTAAAAATTCATCAAACACTTCTTCAAGCGTTTCAACCTTCATTATAGCTAGAATATCCAATAAAACCTGCCGTCTACCTTCATTCACCGCCATCTTTATCTGATTATCACTCTCTATGCTTTTCGTACCATAGCAAAAACAATTCAAATCCGCTAGGATTTCTTTCCCATCTTTACTAGAAAATACACGCCTATACAACTCCTGTTTCGCCTTCATACTCATATCGCCCTTACTTCCCTTCTGTAAAACTCTGAGCCTGTGCAATATCCTTAACAGCACCTGCCATCTGTGGAGCCATCTGCGCTAATCCTTGCATATCACTCATTTCTTTCTTCTGAGCCTGTTCAGCTTCGATAACATCAGGAGATTTAAATAAACCAACTGGCGCACCGTTAGCTTTACGTAATATCTCAGCATACTTTGCCCAATCAACATTATCTAAAATCGTGGGGTCTATCTGAGATATAGGTAATAACGACTGTATCGTTTTCTCAGCACCTAGAGCCTCATTAGACTTCTGCATTAGTGATAATGGGTTGCTAAAATCTACGCTAACAATTCCACCATCATCTCTAATAGATTCAGGCATTTCTAAAATAGCCCCTTCCTCAAATACTCCATACTCTGTAAAAATATCTAACTCTCTATGTATCTGTGGCTCTAACCATTCGTTATTCTGACGACCCGCACTTGGCGACAGTAACGTACCTTTTTCCTGATCTCTACTAAGAACCTCTGTAGCTGTCATCTGTGGGGTATTAACTAATATCTGAAACAGAGTAACAAAAAACGCATCGTTAATAACGGTGCGCGATTGTTCTATCGTTTGGTTGCTTACATCTATCCGCGCCCCGAAGTTATACGGCCTTAATAACTGCTTACCATCTGGTGAAATAGCACCATAAATTATACTGTTGCTTTTTAACGAAACTTTACTTAACGACTGCCTATCCGTCGCCAAGTGCGGTGGTGCTACCGCGTTGTGGCGAGCACGCAAATCAGTCTTTCTAATCTGATTTAACATCTTAATCTCTGATAAAACCGTCATCGCTGGTGAACGACCGTAAACCTCATTAGGAGCTGTAACCCAACGAGATATAACATATGGAAAACTCTTAAAACCACCAACGTGAATCATTTCGCCCGTCTCAGCTAATAGGTGATAGCTAGCAAATTTATAATTCGTATCACGGTTCTTATCTGGCATAACAACGTGTAAAAATTCAATCTTCTCTGTAGGAGTCTTTTCTGCAATCTTTGCCACTGTCTCTGGAGTGTTTTCCTTGAATTTCTCTACAGCCTGTCTGGCTGTTAACTTATACATACGATAATCAGTATCAACACTACCATACTGATTTTCCATTATGTAGTGCTCAGATATATGGCAATTACGATATTTTATGCCCTCTCCTACAGAATCCTCTATCGACATAACACCAGTACCAAACGCCAAGAGAGACATTATCATCTCATGCGCCTGTGAGGCAAAATTCGCAGAGGCTCTATACCTATGCTTGAACATAAAATCTCTAACCCGCTCACCCCATTCAAGCTCCTCAAACGTAGCTTCCCTATCCATATCAGGTACAATCCCATGCCACAACTGCTTCCTTGGAATTAAAATACCCTCAATACCAGCACTACCACGCTCTAATGCTAAAGGTGCTGTATCGTCCACCTTCTCTGTAGATCGCTTCATTCCACTCGTTGAGTTTTTACCAAAAAAACTATCCTGTCTAGGTAAGACTAATGGCGATACTTCCGCCCATAACGACTCCCAAGGTGCACGCTCCTTAGCTAAAACCCCTTGTATGTCTAACAACTCTTTTCCAAAATTCGACAATTACTACTCCCCCAACAATTCTTTGGTTGCTAGTGACGAATACGTCTTATCACTATATATCGTCCCTGCTCTCCCCTGCTGGAGTCTCATACGCTCCTTACGCTTATCATCACCCTCTCGTACATCTTTCGCTGTTGGCTTAAAACTTGGCAGTGGTGTATATTTCGGCTGCTTCGGCTTTAAAAACGGATTTAACGAACCCATGATGTAATCTCCTTTAATCTAATATTACAAACTATAACACTATAAAACATATTCATCAACCTCAGCGATTTCTGTACCACCATAACTATTATAAATAGAGTCCAGCCCCGTCATATCAAACAGAGATTTACCAACCGCAAACGTCCTAAACGCATCTGCCGCATGAGAACAATCATCATGCAACATTATTTTTTTCCACTGAGCAAGCCTATTATCCCACTCCCACCTAACATTATCCAAGTGAGCAATACCATCAGCACATGCGTCCATATCAAATTTACAATTAACCAACTCAGGCTTGCAAAACGTCTTTATATCATTCCAAACACTACCTGTTTTCTTAACACACTTAATCGGCAATACACCCAAACCCAATAACATCATTTTTACATTCGTCATCTCAACACCAGCAACCTTCATCTCACCGTCCCACGGCAATACATGACCGCCATACAAATACATCTTATCAGTCAATAACCTAGCATAAAAATCCCAACCCTCATTGTGACTCTCATGGTAATCAATAAACCTATACTGTTTATCTATATACTGCACAAACCATATCGATGTATAATCAGAACCCTTGCCCAAATCCCAAAACGTATATACCCTATGCGCCCTGTCATGAGGATAATTACTTATTCCACCACGCTTCCTTACCTCACCCATCTCCTTGCCATATATCGCCCCCTCCATACTCTGCTCAAACGCTTCCCTTGGCGTAGACGGAAACTCTCGCTTCATATCATCACCCTGCTGCTCAGATTTCTTGATATACCACGATTTCTGCTCTGGTGTTAATTCTACAGGCAAAGCATCAAAATATGCCGCCATCTCACGAGATATACTAACATCAACATCTTTTAACGAATTATCCGGATTCGCATACCACGGAAAAAAGTGCAACTTAGGGTCTAACGGCGTTAATTCCGCACCCTCTTTAATCAAATCACTCGCACGCTTGCATAAATCAAAAAACGCACCAGTATTCCCCTCAGCCGTACTCTCAATATATATCTCCTGACCACTATGAACCGTATTCAAAGCACCAGTCTTAATCTCCCGCGCCTTCTCAGGATTACTAGCCGCTATCTTTCCGTACTCACTCACATGCAATAACTGGTGCGTCCCACCACGTAACGACGTTCCAACCGTTATTTTACTACTTGCTCCATCTCCATGATCTATCTTTAACGAACGAGCACTATCCTGCACTATAGGACGAACCATCTTTAACCATTCAGGAAGATTATCATACGCAAACTTTACCTTGTTACTAAATAAATCCTCAGCGTCCTTAACCGTATGCGCTATGATACCAGCACTATAATTCGCCACAAATAAACACTGGTCTAACGCATATATCTGCAAAAACGTGCTCATGCCCAACTGACGCGCCTTCAATATCACATTAAAACAGTGCCGATTATTATATAACTGTACCTGCGCCCAATTCGGCTTGAAACGTACCCTATCACCCTTAGCATCAATAATATAATATAAATTACTTAACCTATACGACCTGTCACTCAATAATCGCTTTAACTCAGCTAACTCCCGCTCTTTCTTCGTGGGAATATATTCCTTCTTCTTTGCAGCGGTCTTCTTCGCGGTTTTCGATGTTGGTGATGACTTCTTGGGGGGCTTGGGGGGCTTAACCATAACTAAATACCAATCTCAAAAATTCTGAAAAATTTTTTATGTCCTGTCTAATATCTCTTACCCCTTTTATTTATATAATACGTTATGGAAACACCTAGACTAAAAAAATTATTTTTTGCGTGGGGGGTGATATATATCGAGAGTAAATTAAAATTCAGCTACCCTCCCCCCCTATAATTCATCACTAAGAAACCTCCAGATAATACCAAACTAAGTAACAGTAGTAAATTACTTCGTAATTACTTTATACGCGCGGCGTCAAGTTATGCAGTCGTGCCTATATACTTATCGCTATTGATGATATGAAAATCGAGGGTTTCGCCTGCGTCAATCCAAATCGAGCCATCAGCATTAGCACCCGCACTCACAGCACTATCGCCGAACGCAAAGAAAAAACCAGTACCTATGGCTTTCACACGAACAAATTCAGTAGTGTCATTGAGTTTAGCAGAGGTATCGCCAATATTTATAAACTGAGTCGTTATGGGCTGCGTGAGGGTGTTAACAGCTTCCCCGCACTGTTTCCCTACTCTTTCCATTTCGATGATGTGAACTTCGTTTGCCATGGTTCGCGCCTTTGTGTTATGTTAATACGAATACAAACCTATAATATCACCAAAAAACCGCGCTGTAAACCGCCTTAATATAACCACATTCCCGCCATATTTCCCCCGCGCCTTAATCCTGCCACAATTCCACCATAATTCACAGGCCAGCACCAAACGCAACACAAACCAACGCAACGCAGACAAACGCAACATCTAACCAATTACAGCCCATCACCTAGCACCACGCTATAATCTACCTCTACAACCCCCGACTCATCAGATACGGCCAACTTATCACCCCCTGCGATCTTGGGTGAGGGCATATCCTTTAACGCATGGGCTATCGTTAGTGTGTCGCCATCTTTACCAGTATGTTCAATACGCGCCAATTCAGGCAAGCAGAACTTCGCTAGCTTCATATAACAGTCAAACGCACCTTTCGCCCCCTCCTGCTCCTCTATATCGCTGATTAAACGCCTTATATCCGATAATGTGAAGTCTGTTACCATCAACTGACCTATGGCAGCGCGTACTCTGTCTG